CAATTTTATTTATATAGTATGTCAGCACATAATATGATCATCACAAAAAAGGGAGATAGGATTCCATTATTGGATTTAAAACCCGCACGACTTTTGGATCGTACGACCGTTTTGTATGGAAAATCGAACAGTGGCAAGAGCATATTTATTAAATATATAATGAAAATACTCAAGGATTTCATACCTGTAGCATTCGTCGTTTCTCCTACTGAACCGTCTAATCAAGCTTATTCTAAGTTTATTGATAAAAGTTTAATACACTTTGATTTAGCTTCAGCAAAAGGTGAAGAGGGATTTTTAGAAAAGTTATGGGCTTGGAGTTCTATGCGTTCATCTATCTATCATAAAGTAAATAAGAAAGACATATTGATGTCTTTATATTCAAGGATTAGAACTCCGGAAGTTGATAAAATGATTAGCAAAATAGAAGGCAAAAGATCTGATAGTATAAAAAGCGCGTCTATAGCTAAATGTGATGAAATTGAAAAGAATTTTGATGAACTTATAATGAAATTAGTAAAGAAACATATACAGAAACATAAACATATATTAGAAAGAAATCAGTCATCATTAAATGAAGACGAATTATATTCTCTCGCCTATTTAGATCTAAATCCTCGAGTTATATTAATATTTGATGATGCTGCGGCAGAGATTAAATCATATTTTAATAAACCTATATTCAGAAAGATATTTTATCAGTCAAGACATTCGTTTATTACTTCAATATTTGCTGTACAAGATGATTCTGACTTACCTCCCAATTTACGCAAAAATGTAGCACTTTCTTTGTTTATGACACCTGTTGTAGCGCAAAGCAACTTTGAACGTGTATCTAATAAATATTCTAAGGATTTAATAAAAGTAGCAAATGGATTATATAGTAATATATTTGTTGGATATAGAAAGATGGCATTTATAGATAACGATCCTAATAAACAGTATTTTTATCATATAACAGCGGAAATGGTTCAACCTTTTAAATTCGGTAGTCATTCTTTAAATAATATTTGTGTAGCTGTAGAGAATAACTCAGAATCTGTAGATAAAACTAATCCCTTTTATTCAAATTTTAGAATTAAAGGATGAAAATTTAAATCTTATAATATAAAAAACCAACACCTGCTCCTACTGATACAGAGAATCAAATTAAATGTACATAAATATTAATATATCCATAAAATGAGTCAAAGAAATTTCCTACTGGAAGGGACAAGCGCATTTTTCGTAAATGAATTCTATAATAACGTGTATAGCTTAGCAAAAAGTAGTAGGAAAGGAAGTTTAACAGAAAGTTATCAAGAAAGAGTTAGTAATTATGTTAGAGGTATTAAAACTGTTGAACAAATATTTAAAACTTTGTGTAGCAATATACATAGATACATATGTAAATCTGCCAGATTTTCTAGTATGATGTATGGAGAATTTGTTGATAAGTTACTTGCAAACTTTACACCAAGTGATTATTTTGAAATGTTAACTCGTGATCAAAAAGATGAATTATTTAGTAGTATCATTAACGATTTAGCGAGTACTTTAGGAACTTTTTGTTTAAGACCCAATATACTCAGAAAAATTATTGATGAACATGATACAGCAAAAGCAATTACTCAAGATTTACTATTTAGAGAAGCTTTATCTATACTTTCTCGTAAGCAAGAAGAATTAATGCATTCGTTTGTTAGGAACATTTCACAATCTAAAGATATGATATCAGCAGAAGTGGCTGAAAAATACAAAAGACAGATAGAAGACCTAAACGAAGAAGTAAATAGATTATTATCAGAAATAGCGTCTTTAGAAAGTGAATTAGAAGAGAAAGAAGAAAAGGAGATTAAATATAGAAAAATTATAGATCTGTTACAAAAAAGTAGAATTACTGTTCAATCTGCTAAACCTCAACCTAAAATAGAAAAAATGACAGAAGTAATAGCACCAAAAGTTGAAGATAACATAAAACCCTCTACGCCAGATCGGCAAACTGTTTTAACTACAGAAAATCTAAACAAACATTTAGAAGATCCAAAAAATAAACCAAGACCTAAACATGTCCCTACGATTTTAGATGAAGATTCTGATCAATCTTCTGAAGAAATATTACAAAAACAACAAGCAAAAGCAGATAGTAATTCATTATCTTCTGGTAAAAAATCTCTGTTAGATAATATAGATGGGTTACTCGTTGATGACTAGTATTAATAAATTCTCTGGAGGATTAGCTAAAGGATATGTTTCAAATGGACTTGTAAAATCACCTTTGATAGCAGCAATGATAGTAACTGCAATAACTATAATGATATTATATAACACAACAACAAAAAATATTACAAAAGTATTTGTTATGGCATCTTTAGCTAATACTGCATACTTATTCTTTCATGCACATTGTCTATCAAAAAGTATAGAAGCTGGAAAAAATAGTCAAAATTTAGTAGAAGAATTTAATAGTGCGAGTACAAATATAGGAGGAGATGAGTTTAAACCTCCTTCAGATTGAGAAAGTCTCTATACAATACCCAATTATTATAGTTTATAATCTATATTATACTTTTTGTATATTGAATTTATTCCAGTATATATATTAATGGAGACGACTAATAGAAATCGTGGTCTTATTAGAGAACAACCTACAACTCGTTGTCTTGATATGTTTGATTATAAAACTTCAGATATGACTAACTTGAACCGTAGCGGTTGTCATATAACTGAACATAGCGTTGCTAATAATTGTCCAGACGGATTGCCTGATTGTAGAGCTATATCTTACGGAGGAGTTGATCCTATAAATGTTGCTTACAAATTAGAAGAAACAGATATGAATTTTGAGCACTCAGATGACTATGTGGCTTCTTTAGAGTATTCTAAAGATGACTTTATGAGAAATGCTTTAACAGATAGAAATTGTGATATTCCTTTTGCTGAGGGGGATACACCTGCGTATAGTGCCACAAAAAGAGGTGGATTACTTAATTTAAGATATAATGGCGGAAGAGGTACAACAGACTATCAACCTGAGCATGCAGAAATGATGATTGGACAAGATCCTTACGCCGGATCTGATACAGGTTTAAAAATGGCAGAATTAAAGAAATTTACAGCACAAAGAGCACAAGATGCTGAAGTACGTATGGGAAATAATTGCGATCAAGAGATTCCAGAACAACCATGGGCCGACCCAGAGATTAGCTATGCAAAGAAAGACCTTATGGTACAAGGTAAACATCGTCTGAATATATGGCAGTGGCCTCAGTTTTTAAATATTAATGTTGCATCGAAAACAGAAGTAGATCCTATAGGAGAAAAACAAACAAGATTTGATTGTGCGCAACACGAAGTTGATGCTATTGACGTAGATGCTGCTTATGATACAGAAGGAAAAAGACGTAAAACACAAGTTGGATACGATTATTCTTTAAGTAAATATCAAGAATATACTATGGACTTTCAAGAAGGAAAAGAAGGACAACAGAGAAGTACAAAACATCCGGAAAGGGTAGAAAACAGTAGAAATACTGTAAAAGCTGGAAGTCATAATCTTACAGATCACAGCATTAAAGCAAAAACATTCAAATCAAAAATGCTTGAAGCTATGAAAAGTGCTGTAGAAACCCAAGAATCAAGTGGCGTAATGGGAAATTCAGATCATAGCAGAAAAGTAAAGAGTGGTAAAGAAAGAGATGATAAATCTGTAATACGTGATATAGTTCATGGACATAAGACTAATAAAGAAGTTATGACTACAGTAAAAGGTGGAATACTTCCTTCTGAAGATTACGGATTTGCTTCAAGACACACTCAAGCGCCAATGAGAAGTACATTACAAATAAAGACAAATATGATCAAAGGTGCTAGGAATGACGGAGATCAAACTTTTATCAAAAGAAATATAGAAAATAGTATGAGACTTAATAAAGAAGAAAAGGCTAAATTATGTGCCAGTTCATTGAGAGATAATGTGGATCGTGGAGCTATTATGAGGGAAATTGCTCATCAACATAAGACAGGATGTTCCGAGAAAACAAAATGTTATGGAGACAAAAAAGCTGGACGTTATTTAGAAGAGAGCAGAAAAGATGATACTGCTCCTACTGCTAAATTTACAGATGATCATTATACTCACGTACGTAAATCAAAACATTTAGAAGTTGATCCACGTAGTATCAAAGATTACGCAAATATGACAGACGATACATTTGATAATAATATTAGCGATACTTGTAAGCATAATAGTAGAAATAGATGATAACATATATAAGTTTATTAAATTGTAGGAATCATACCTCCTAGTTCATAATTATAACGGTTTGTCAAGTCGGGGAGGAGATCTTCCTGTCAATTTTTTTGCTATAAAAGATGTATTTCTTTTAGATATTAAATGTCCTCTAATTTCTTCTATTAATTTTTCTCCAGTTGGATCATTTGATGTTCTAATTTCTTCTTCAGGTTCTCTAGCAAGAATTCTATCTACCCACGTCTTAAAATGTCTTTCTGGATTAAAGTTACCAATCTATATTCAGACCAAAGTCTGCTGATGCAGACTTTCCATTAAATGGATCAGTAAAAGTAACTATAATCGCCACTGCTTGTTTAGTAGAACGAGAATAATCTATATCATTAACCTTTGTGATTTGTACTTCATCAACAGATGCATCTCTACCCAATGAATCTTTTAGTACACTGATGTTATTTCTGATTATAGAGTCTATATCATTAATAGATTCTTCGGGGGGTATCCACCTTCTAAAATGTTTTATTTGTATAACTGGTGGATCAGGAGGAGTTGCTAGTATTGTCATATTCAGTTCTTTTGATACATTCTCTCCAGTATACGGATCAGTAAAAGTATATGTGTATATAACGTTTTGATCAGTAGAACGAGTAAGATCTATAGGAGAATTTGTAATTTGTACTTGATTAGGAGGTGCTGGAACACCCTGAGAATCTGATAGTACAGTCACTTGATCACCGACTATACTTTCTAACTCAGATTCTATATCAACCATAGGCACTTCTCTTGGGAATTGATAATTATAATTTGCTAGTTCAAGAACTACTGGAACTACTGGAGCTACTGGAGCTACTGGAGCTACTGGAGCTACTGGAGATACTGGAGCTACTGGAGCTACTGGAACTACTGTAGGATCGTCTGTCAGAGATACTGGAGCTACTGGAGCTACTGGAACTACTGTAGGATCGTCTGTCAGAGCTACTGGAGCTACTGGAGCTACTGGAGCTACTGTAGGATCGTCTGTCGGATCTACTGGAGCTACTGGAGCTACTGGAGCTACTGTAGGATCGTCTGTAGGATCGTCTGTAGGATCTCCTGATGTAGGAGAAGACTTTGTATTATTTGATATGAGATATCCGTTTATAACCAATGTTATAAATAACCATATAATACAACACAACATAAAAGCTTGAGTTCCTGTAAAATTATCTAACATATTAAATTATATATAGTAAAACAAAAATAAAAATCTACTTTTTACTATATATATATATATAGATAAAACAATGAATATAGATGGTATTGAATATAGATGGTATTGGTAAAGATGATCCTGGAACTACTACAATGGGATATAATAAATCTTTAGATTATACTACTGAATTTACTCACGATGAAAGAAATATTCGTAATATTTCTACTACATATCTTAGTGATAAGACTACAGAAACAGTAAGAAATAGATTTAAAATTGAGAATGAAAGATCTGCTCTTCCATTAAGAAATGGGCTACCTTTCATACAGAGTCCCTCAGCTGAACAAGAAGCAGCATTCGTTGCTGCGTATAATGATCAATATGCTGTAGATAGATATAGTGGAATAGCAAATCGTTCAAATAATTTAACAGGTTCAGCCACAAAAATACATAGTACAGTATTAAAACCAGAAGACTTAGAAGTAGAAAAAATTAACAAAAATGTAGAAGATGAACAAATTGTAGCTAAGATGGCGATAATGCCTAATATTACAAGAGTTCCTCCTACATCATCAAGTATTATTAGAAATAATCCTGCTATAGTCGCTGGTATATTCAAAGATTCCAGTAATGTTAATTCTAATAGTATAATATATGGAGATAGAAACTCTGTCCCATTTGGTAAAATTAGTAATATAGATGGTAAATCTAATATAAAATATTCAAAAGATAAAACAGTATCTCCTGTGAAAGCTCCGGTTTCAGATAGAGTTATTTCTACAAAACAACCTCGTCCGTTTGGTATGATAAGTAATAACAATTCAGGAATCTCTGTTTGATATCTATATATATGGTTATAACTGAAGCTACTTTGATAGATATTATTTCTGGATTCCTATCTGGTGTTAGTATGATGATACTAATTAATCATATAAGAAGTGAAGATATTGATGATTTTGATAATATAGAATTATTCAAAAGTGCTGAGTATAAATTTATAGAATGTTTTTCTACTTCTTAGCGTAAATAACCATACCAGTTTTTGTCGTTTTAGCGTAGTACGTATTACCCTTATATTTAAAACTCTTATCTCCATTTGCCTTAGCTTTTAACATAAGTTTAAAGTATTCATTAATACTTCTCTTCTTACCTCCGCTTAAATAACTGCTCTTCCTGCTACCACCCTTACAACTTCTTCTTTTACTTCTCTTACTTCTTCTACTTCTTCTCTTTCCGCCACTTAGGCTTTTTCTTGCTGTAGGCATTGTATATATACATAGATTGAAAATGATTTTTTGTATAATATACATAATGTTGATTTCTAAAGAAGGATATCAATCTGGAGTTAAAGATGTAGATGGTAGTTATAAAATATATAATAATACTACAATTAGAAAAGATCAGATTGAATTAAAAAATGAAGATGTTACAACAAATGAGGTTGAAGCTAGTATAAATTGTACAAATAATGGATGTACTGGATTTATCAAACAATTAAAAGATGGTGAAACAAGATATTATGATATACTTGATAAGCCTTATACAGAGAATAATAACTATAATCTTACACCAGAAGAAAGAGATGATATAAAACCCAATCAAAGTAGTACTACAGCAAAAGATCATGCAGAAGATTATCACAAAAAAACTAAAGCTGTATTTAAGGAATCTCTACAGAACAAAAATGACAATGGCTTAAGTAAAAGTGATTTAAAATTCATATTTATGATAATGGGGATAATAATATTATTAACTATTTTTATGAAGAATAGGGTGATATATAAATCTCCTTTTTCTAAATGTATGACAGTAAAATATAATTATCCCTATAGAAATATCAACGCTATAGAAAATTATCAATTTACTCCTAAATTAGCTGGAGGAGATGAATGATTGAAGATGTCCTATTAAAAAAATGAAATATACATAATTTAAGTAACCAACGCTTCTAAAATTGAATAACAATTCGTGTCATCTGATAGATATAGAACAGAGAGAGACAAAAAGTCCAATGCGTACAACACCTTTACCTTCGCCTAAATGTAGCAAAAATTATCAGCCAGATCCGCCTGTATCTACGCTTAATTGTAGTGAAACTAGTGGTCATATAGATATACCAACTCCGCCTTACGATGAAAGTAAATATGTAGACGTATGGGGTGTCCATTGGTCGGACTATAACTATGAAGAGAATATGGATTGGAATGGTAAATGGTGGAGTAAGGGAAATGGAGTGATGAAGCAAAAGGGTTTGCCGCCTACCAGACTACGCAAAATATCAACAATTCTTGCTCAAGATGACCCCAATCGATACGAACGTGCGATAAAAGAAATGGATAATGATAAGATGTTGAGAGAAAGACGTCGTAGAAGACGTCGTAGAAGACTTAATAAAAAAAACGAGGCAATGTCAATTGAATAATCTTACAACATTATAAAAAAATGAAATATATTTCAATGGAATAACCACTGCTTCTAAAGTTACTTTGTTCATCCGTTTTGCCGTCACCTACCGCTTATTATATCATAATGTTCTATAGATACAACGACGAGATAAGAGAGCTACGTATAGATATAAATGCTGACACAATTGTAGGAGAAATTAAAGATAAAATAGATATTGATATTAATACTGATAATGATTTTATTATAGAATATCAAGGTGAATATTTAAAAGATTATAGAAAGACTTTAGCATATTGTGGAATAGGACAAGAATCAGTAGTAAATGTACAAGAATGTATTTTATTAGAAGCTTATGAAAATGATTATGTACATGAGGTTTATCCTATGGGGTTTAGTGATATGTATAAGTTTGAAAACGATTTAATTAATATCCCTACAGGTCATTATTATTGTAAATTATTTAGTAATTTTAAATGTGATAACTGTGGTAAAAATATGTCAGATCAAGTTCTCAAGGAAGAAAGAAAATTGTTAGATGATACAAAATGTTATAAATGTATGTGCGAAGATAGTTATTGTATCTATTATCATAATCCTGAAGAAGCTGACGATTAATCGTATAAAAAAATATATTTTTTTTAATATTAATTAACATTAGATAAAAAAATGAAATGAGAATATTATAAGTAACCAACGATTCTAAAGCTACAATTGGGTTCTGAAGAATTTCGTTCTTTCGTTCCTGCTTACTGCCTACCATTGTAAGTATGCAGTTCCGAGACAGGACAGTAGGAACACCCGAATCTTGTTATGGTCACTGGGTATCCAGAAAATCTGGTATTTGTTTGAGTCCAGACCCACATCCTAACTGCCCCCGTAAAAAAATGATGGAAGATACCAAAAGAGCTAAGAAATGTCTGGTTGATGCTACTCGACGAATAGTACTAAGCGCATCATCCCAAACCAAGGAACTTTACACTTCTAAAATAGAAGAAATAAACCAAATAAAAATGTATGAAGTCATAGAACGTATGTTCATTTCGGATAACAGTTTAATATCATGTAATCCAACATTGCGTAATATTAAGATATCACGCGAGGTGAGTAAAAAACTACTATATAGTTTTTATAAAAAATATGAAAAGTCTCAGATCGAATCGTTCCATGATTCAGGTTTATACAAACAGCTGATTAATAAAATATTATTCACTCGTACATACATACTTGTACTTATAAATGTTGAACATACTGAAAGATCAGGAGTACAAACCCTGGAGGAAGAAGAAGTAAACGATATTATCGAACTTCATATAAAAAGAAAGACAGAGATGGAAAAGGAGAAAGATGAAGTAAAAAACGAAGTACATACGCATCTAGCTGAACGTGGAACTTGGAACTATATCCAAGAACAGGTGTATCAACATCTAAAGAGACAGGGAACTTGTCCTCGTAGTCTCGAACTTAGGCGTGCTATTCTTAAGGGACTCCTTCCAATTCAAGACGGCGACAGCGACGATGACGATGACGACTATGAAGAGATAGTGTACGGTAAAATACCACGGGTGATTGACAGCGACAGCGACGATGACGACCACTATATCCCTATTGTACATAGCAGACTTGTTACTTGCGTATAAAATAAAGATATATTATATGATTACAACGTATGTATAAAAAAAGATATATTATAATACATTAATTAACATATTCTTTTTTGTGTTATAAGTTGTTATATATATTAATTATAGATGCCACCTACATTTCTAATCAAGGGATCACTTATCCCTCCCATAAATGCGTCAAAAGAATTAGTTAAAAAATACCAAGATAATTTGCCAATAGACATTGTAAAAGAATGGATAACAGAAAGAATGCCAGAGAGAGGAGGAAAAATAGCAAAATCACCAAGTGATCGTATTTTAATAGTTAGAGCAAAGACAGGATCAGGCAAGAGCACTGCAATGCCCGTGGAATTGTTTAAAATTCTAAAACCAACTACAATGAAAACATACAGTGGTCCTGGAATTCTCATCACACAGCCTAGAATTCTGACAAGCCAAGAAATCGCCCTGGAGCTCTCACAAGCAAGTTGGGCTAATCTTGAGCTAAATAAAACGATTGGATATAGTACGGGAAGTGGAAAAGAAACATTCGAAAAAGGATTCAATGGTATATTATATGCTACTATTGGTACGCTATTACAACAATTGAAACAACCAGATGCTCGATATAACATCATGAAAAATCATAGAATTATTATATTAGATGAAGTACATGAAAGAAGTATGGAATTTGATATGACAGTGATGTTAATGAAAAAATATATTTATGATTATTATGAAGATAGAATGTGTCCATTTCTTATATTGACGTCTGCTACTTTTGATGTAGAAAAGTATTGTAAATATTTAGGAATCAGTCCTAAAACTAATCTATTTGATGTAGCGGGTAGTGTGTTCCCCATAAGTGACGATTACCTTGAAGTATCCTCTGATAATATTACTCAGAGTACTTTAGAAACTGTTGTAAAAATTCACGAAGAAAAAGTATATCCAATGAAAGCTGGAGAACACGATATTATGATCTTTTGCTATGGTGCTTCACAAATAAAGCCAGTAAAAGAAGCATTATTAAAATATAATGTAGAACTGATAAAAGAGAAAAAGAAATGTTTTTTAATAACAGTAGTTGAAGGTGTTGCCGTTAGAATGAATACTATAGAAAGACGTTTAGTGTACTATGATTATGACAAATTAACTGTAAATGATGCTGGAGAATATGATTTTAAAGGAAAGCATAAAGCATATAGACGTATTATAATAGCAACCAATGCAGCAGAAACGGGTCTTACAGTAGCAACTCTTGGATTTTGTATAGATATGGGATTTAAACAAGTTAATGAAATATATAATCCATATGATATATCTGGAATTATAGCTAAACCCGTAGATCAAAATAATGTAAAACAAAGACGTGGTAGAGTTGGAAGAAAGTTTCTAGGACATTTCTTTGCTATGTACACGGAAGAAACATATAATATGCTGACTCCTATACAACTTCCATCTATCGTTTTAGAAGATATATCATCTACTATTATAAATATTTTGATCCAGCAAAATAACTGTTTTGACTTGGATAAGATTGATATGCTCGATACTCCTACTATTGATTCTCTTAAAGTTGCTATTGAAAAAAATATAGTGCTTGGTTATATCAAAAGTGATTATGGAAAATGCTTTGTAATGTCTGAATTAGGAGAGATTTATAGAAATATAAGATATTCAACAATAGAAGAATTTAGATGTTTTATATCAGCGTATGTGTATGATGTATGTATATCAGATATAATTACAATGTTTTCTATGAATGAAGTTCGTATGAGGAAAGTAAAAGTTAATGATATTTTAAAAGAGAGTCTTCCTGCTTTCTTTTTTAAAGATACTAATTATATGGATTTCTATACAGCTATAACAATGGACGATTTTATTACTAAATTATTTGTCTTTGATGCTTTTATGAAGATAACAAAAAAGGGTATTACTGTTACAGAAAATTGGTGTGAGAAGAATGGTATTAATATTAACGAAATGATATTTGTTATACAACGACGTTTAAATCTAATGAATGATCTAATAGATATTAAATATGATCCTTTCTACAAAAAAGATGAATCTATAACTCTTGCCGGAAAGAATAATTATTTTTCCCGACTATGTGGTATCAAAAAATGTTTATATGATGGTTATTTGCTTAACATTCTTCGTAATGATAGAGAAGCCAGAGGGTACATTTCCAGATTTGGGTTAAAAGTACGTGTAAATCTTCCTAATAGAGAGATAGGATTTCCCAAATATGTTATAACAAATAAAATAAAAATAGCAGGACAGATGGGAGAAACTTTTAATTATAAATTAGAAGCTGGTAATATATGTGTATTAGATGGTTATGTATCATTTGATAGTCAGTTTTTAACATCTATACAAGATCTTGATTATAAAAGCAAAATAGGAGATTTGAGTACATTATTAACTGGTAATGATTCAACAAACAAGATAGAAAATTATAATGCTATATTAAAAACAAATGACGATCTTGTTGTATTAGCGTCTAAAAAGGAAAAGTATGCTGATATTATCGTAAGCTAATATCGCCTAGAATAATTTTGTTTGTTTTATTATTTATAGTAATCTCATTTTTTACAATATCTATTATATATAAATTATCATTATAAACAAATTCCACTATAATGACATTTGGAATAAATTCTTTTAATGTATAAACGTTATGAATATTATTTATTTGATAAAACATATTCATAGCTTTATCGTATTTCTTATTTTTCATTTTATTAACTCTTACTCCTTCTATGTTACACCAACAGTTCATGTGAATCATACATTGTAAAAAGCATAAATATGTATTCTTTTTCATAAAGTACATTCTAGTACAAAAAGACCCCATTGTTAAAAATAATTGAATATATAATATATAGTATATACATAATGTCCGAGAATGATATAGATATAGATATTGATGATCTCGATGATCTCGATGATCTCGATGATGATGATGATGAAGATATAGAAGATGATGGTGAAGAAGAAGAAGATGATGATGATGATGATGATATAAAAACAATATCTAAATCTAAGTTAAAATATAAAATAATAGCAGATTCTGATAGAAGAACCAGTAGTATGCTCAGTCTCTATGAAATGTGTAATGTTATTGGAACAAGAGCTGATATGATCAATTCATCAACAAAAGAAACAATATATATTGACTTGAATTCAGAGCTGGATAGTGCTATAAAAATAGCAGAAGAAGAGATAAAAAGAGGTAAATGTCCTTTAAAAATAGAAAGAATTATAAAACAAGAAAATAATTTAGTTATTGTAGAATTATGGGATGTTAATGAACTCATAAAACCAGATATATTATGATTCTGTTATCATCTTATCTGCTTCTGCCGTAATATGAGAAATAATATCTTTTTGTATAACATTATCTTTTTGTATATTTTGTTGTATTTTTATACATCTTTTATTAAATCTATCAAAAAGTTTCATATTGTCTTTTATAATATTTACTACTTGTTGAACTGTATCTGAATTTATAACAGATAACGAGCATATCTTTTTTATATCTACATCAAATCCATTTATACGAATAGCACAGTATATAGATCCTAATATCTTACTATTAAAATTGCTACTTACAAGCATCTCCGACGTTATAATATCAAGAATATATCTAACATCTTCACATATCTGTGGTATTGCTTTATCAGGAATACCTATTTTTATACATATAGAATTAGTATTAGAATCTCTTATATCATAGTTTGTATTGAATCTTATATTACCTAAATTTATTTCTATAAGTATTTCTCCTATTGTTGTGGTTAGATTTCTATCTGTTAAACCGCAATAAGCTTGAATATCTTTTTGAGATCTCATTTGTCCAAAAGTAATACAAACAAGAAATATACAAGATCCGAGATATTGACATCTCTTTTTGTTTCTGGTTTCAGGGCGACATTTCTTTAACTGTCCAAATAGTTCTATAACCCCACTAATAATATCATCTGGCAGTGGTAATATTCCTATTTCTACAGCATTCTTGTTACGTATTTCCAAGTCTCTTCTTACTTGTTTTCTTTGTTCTATACTTGGTCCTTTAACTACTGGAATAGTATCAGATATTTTTATAATATCATCTATACTAATGTCAGAAGTCATATGACAAGATTCACATTCTAATTTAGTTTCGTTAATCTGAAAGGTACCACCACAATTTGGACATATCATAATATTTTTGTGATCATATGATTTCTTAAATTCTATAGGTTTCTCATTGTCGCTATCATCAAACTCACTATATACATCTACATCTGAATCAGAATCTGATTGATGTGCCATAGTATATTAAATATATTGAATATTCAATTAAATTATACTGTATTTATATTTACATCTCTACCTTGTAATCTTATTGGGCAATTATTACATACGTACCAGACTCTTGTGTCAAGGAACACTTTAGTCATATATTTCCTTCCACACCCTTCGGTAGGACAATCATATTTGACAAGTTGATTAACTCTATCAAATGGTGCGAATTTTAATATGGACTCGTTATTATAGCCCTCTACGTTAGAAAACGAACTATCAATTAATGTATCTTCAGCGGATTCCTGATATTCTCGCTTGCAGCGATCACAATATTTGATAACAGATCCTGTGTCATACTTGAAAATTAAAATTTTTTCACATGCGATGCAAAAGTTGCTCGTCATAACTATATATACAAAAATATAGATTCAATTATATTTGTAGATGTCTAATCAATATTAAATTCTTCTTCCATTTTGATTTGTGTCTGAATGACGTTAGAGCCGTATTCTGTACTCAACTTCTCTATCAGATATGCCAGATGTACATCACGCTCGTTCCCTTCAGGTAAAACTAACCTTCCAAAAATTTCATCAGCTTTCTTTTTTCCAAACTTTTTCTCAATATAATCTTTCTTCGCCCAAACAGGAAATTGTTCGTAAGACACACCCGAATGTCTCCACACCGAATTAAAATTATAAATGTTTATAATTTTAATATCGTTCAAATTATCTATATTTTCATATGTATATTTTTCGAAAAATTTAGGTAAAAGTATATCTCCTACAAATTTCACATCTTCTACATTTCTGCCATCAACAACATCTTGTATAGATGATAGAAGATGTTCCAAAGATATATTTTCAAGTTCTGTAATCCTTCTTATAATATCTTTAGAAACATAATCTCCTAAGTCTCTTTCCAACATCATTCTAATATTCTTTGATATAGAGACGAAATCTATAGCGGAGAATGCTTTGAACATAAGATTATAGTCTGATATAATTTTTCCCTTTACTTTATCTTTATTTTTCTTTACATATAGCAACATAGATGATAGTTTGTCGAAAATATAATCCTTTTCGCGATCTATTATGTTTTCAAAACTATCTATAGTTGTATATTTATCTGTAAAATCTAAGAATTTTTCAGATACTACTGCGTCGCTGAAATCGATTACAGTTCCATAAAATCCTTCATATGGGAAGAAATATGTTTCTTGTTGTCCATTTAAAATATACATTGTGTGACCTGATGAAACTAATGTATCATCTAAAATAGTAATATTATTTAAATGAAGATCAAGATGAACTACTCCTATTTTTTTATGAAGTACGTGACAAGCATAAAATAGATCAAAAATAACTTTATCAAAAACTGTTACATTACTTAAAAATAGCTTATATTTTTTAGGCATCACATCAGCATTTTTCACAGCATACGGAATTGTACCGATAGTAGCTCCTGCGAACTCGTCGATACGCGCAATGGCGATGTTAGACAATAATTTATAAGAACTTAAATTTGTTATAGTATCATATATTTTCTCTCTTTGAACATCCATACCAAATATATTTTCAGAATTTCTATATAATTCTTTTAATTTACTAATAACCTTTATTACTTCTTCATTTTGTATATACTTTTCTTTAATAGGTGGATTATCAAACATATCTTTATCAGCTCCTTCTATATAAGACCAGTTAGCAGATATAGCAAAATTAGGAGATATACCATTTATAACCATATCACTAGTGGCATATGAAATAAATAGCTCTCTCCAAGAACTGTATGATATATTATTAATTTTTATAGCTTCTCCTACTGATAATGGTATTAATTTTTGTCCATATGGTCTTTCTAAATTTCCTTTAAATAAAAAATTATAAATATCTTTATTGTAGTTTTTTATATCTATTTTATCTATATCTTTTAATGCTTCTAAATACAATTTATCTGTATGTATTTGTATTTGATTATTATATCTTTTGTATAGAAGAAGATATAAAGATCCTATTAATAATTTAAATCCTAACATTGATATATCTTCATCTATAATCTTTGATTCTGGATAGAATTCATATTCTAACAATATCTGCCCTTTAGATAGTTTATCTCTAACGTGATTCTCTATAGGAATTAATTCTTTAGAATAATTATTAAAAACATATTCTAATTGAGAATATTCTATGAAGCCATCTCTAAATTCACCTTTTGTACTTATATACGTAGGACTCATACACACAAACTTTGGAATATCGTCTAAAAAATATATTACAGCAAAAATAATACTAGTTTTTTTATCATTCAATCTAAATGGAACATAAGTATAACCCGATGTCTTCATACTTAACGTGTATTTTAAATTTATAAAGGTCATCATTCTATTTAACGGAAAACTAATTGAATCATTTATCATATTTTTATAATTCTTACTACCGTCTATTGTATTTACATCTATTTGATCAAAATATTCGTGTTTAAGCCAGTTGAAAAATTCGTTCATACTACTATATACTATATATGATTATTTGAATATTTAATGCTTTGAATATATACAGTTATGAGTTATTCTTTATCGGATAAAAAGGATGAATTAGACAAAAATAAATCAATATGTAATAGAAAATATACTCGTAAAGTATATTCTAATGAAGAAATTAGAGAGATATTAAAAGATTATATAGAAGTAGAAAAGAGTAAGTTTTCAACACTTAAAGCTGGACAGACTCGTGTTTGTTATATAAGAGCAGATGATAATTCTTTCTGTAGGGGAGGGTTTATTTCTGTAAATCCGATAGAAAAAAATGATGGGTCGGAAGTATATTTTCAACTTAGAGGTAATATAAGAAAAAATGCTAAAGGTAATGTTGTATGGCTTTTACCTTATTCTGGAGTAGCAAGATTATGGGTTTATATAGACGCACAATTTGCCTTTGCTAAACAAGAAATCAAAAAAAGTGAGAAGAAACAGAGAGATGAATTATCAAGGATAGTAGATAAAGTATCAGAACATTTACGAAAAATGAAAAGTGATATTAAAGAGTTAAAAAGAGAGATAAGACATTTAAAAGATGAAAATGATAATCAATCTACTGTTTCTGGTAGAACTACTGCTACGAATTTTAGTAAGTTAAAAATATATAAAGATGAAGACGAATGAATCTACGTCCAGTTAATAGGGTTAGAAAATGCGTTTGAATTATCAGATAAATTGAGAGGTTTGTTCATCAACATAGAAGGTGAGCTTTTTCCAATTACTGAAGTAACAAATGGATGACGCCAAGGGGTATTAGAGCTAAACGTGCCTCCGTGATTGAATGTCTCTACCCCAGTATTCGTAAATGTATCTCTGCCTCTAAGGTTAGTCTTGTAACGGATAAAACTCTGCTCATCGAGAGGTGAATAAGTACCACCGAATTTCTCAGATCCAGCGGAAGTTCCTACGGAAGTTGATCCAAACGTCTCAGGATCGATACTGGTACGACTACGCATATTATGATAAGGACGTATGTGACCGCTTGTATAAGGACATTTACCGGCACTACGATGAACAGTAAAGGCTCTCTCTGTTTGGAAATCTTCTTGCATACTTATAATATATATATGTACCAAAATAATAATATTATAATCTTAAATATTTAGTTTCTTTAAGTAAATATCTACTAAAACCTTCGTATTATTAGGATTTCTTATGTAATCATTTATTAATTTTGTTGTAGCAACGGCGTCAGTTAATACATCGTTATCATTATCTTTTATGTTTTGTATAATACTATCTACAAAAGTTATTTGAATCTCTATCTCATCATTACCATAATTATTATCTCGAATTCTTACCGAAGTAAAGGAACATATTCTATCTATAAAAGAATTGTAATCCCTTACAAAATTTTTGTATTTAGGATTTAATTTATAGAGTAAATTTAATTCTGATGTATTATTGTATAATATATTTCTAAATATACTATAAATATATCTATTATGATGAGTTAAATTATCCTCATTATTCTTATTGAATGAATAAAAGAAATGTTGTAAAGTTTTATATAAAATACTGGGAATAAATACCTTTTGAAACTCTATAGGAATATTTTCACTTCCGTTATAATGGAAAATATATCCATAAAAATTTTCTTCCTGATCTTCATACATACTTCTATTACATTTTTTGATTATATCATTATAATCAATTTTATCAATAACTTTTTTATTTTCTTTAAGATTGGCTAATTGTTCTATATCAATTTCTGTTTTAGTATTTTTATCTATACATTTAACTAACCAAATATCCATAGGATCACTTAAATTCTGATGAATGTCGTGGTGTCTAAATCCTATAGTAACACAATAATTATCAGGAATATTCCATCGCAGACTCCTATCTTTTAAACTGAGTTTAGTGTCTTCTACAAACTTCTTATTAGTTTGTGCACTTTCGTAAAACATCTCAGCAAAAGTCTTTTTACTAGACCAATAGTAGTTTGTGATATCTACAGATCTTCCTGTCCCCATACATAAAATTCCTTCAAAATTATACAGTGTTATATTTGTTCCATCTCTTGCTTCTATTATATCATATTTGTCGTCATTATATAAATCCTTAAATGTTTCCTTTTTTATATTACTAAAGTAGCTATGTGACCCGCCGGGAAATGATAGTACCTTATGTTCTAATTCATCTAAAATCATACCTCTTGATTGATACCTAACTTTGTAATGTTTAACAGATGTATCGTGTAGATCTGTTGTAAATAGTGAGCGACCATCATCAGATTTTATAATCTTTATTTTTGCGCATTCTAACAATTTAGATAGATCATCAGCGTCATATTCCATCTTTAATATAGTATCAAAATCTGTATCTTCTGTTATTTGTAGCATACTACTATATAACTTATCTTATTACATTTAAAACAATTATATATAGATTAGACAATATGGAAAATAATAAAGAGAAGGAAATTAAGATAATTAGTGTAGAAAAAGGATTTAAGAACTTATACAGTATTAATGACTATGATCTTAGAGATATGCTAAAAAAGATAGCATATGAATGTGAAATGGATATTGAAAATACTATAGGATTTGCAGATATGTTTTACGAATATAAACCTCAACCTAAATTAGATTCTTTTAAAGACATATTGATTAATTACGCATTAACAGATGATAGAAATACTCCTCATATTATATTAGATATTGATACAAAATCTACATATCCTTGGGAATATTATATTTCTAAAGAAACACCGTCAAATACGATTAGAATATTATTAAATGAAACAAAAAAGGTTATAGTAGAAAGGCTTGGTGGAGATATTCCACTAATTATACCTAAAGGGACTTTTATTGATATTAAAACTATAAATTTAGATAATATTAATGATTACAAAAATATATTCCTAACATCAAAATATTACAATATTAAAAATGATATGTTCTCTTCTTATAAAAGTGGATGTAAATCATATTCTAACAAAAAATATATTAAAGAACATAATTATATAGATTTGGAAAAAGAATATATGGAATTTGCTGAAGAAGTTAATTCCCTATATCCTCATAAATTTAGAGATAAATATTACTCTGTTTATTCATTTATACAAACTACTTCTGGATATTTATATAGATACCTTATTGAATATTTAAAATCTGGAGAATTATCCTCTACTTACGCAAATAAAATACAATCTGACTATAAAACTGGAATAAGATTTTCTCTAAATAATCTTTTAAAATATAAAGAAAGTATAAAAAATAATATAATTTTAAATATTATAAAAACTGTATTACCTGAAAATGTATGGAAGTCTTTCAGACAAAACGTTTTATATGGAACTATATTTAAAACTTTAGATGATAAACAAAAAGATTTAGTTATAAGAAATTATAAAATGAAAAGTGATTTTATAGAATCTATGAAGAATAACAAATGTCCTCATCTTGAATTAATGAATGAATTAGATACAGAAAAATCATTAGAAAAAAAGAGAAAAGTGTACAAAAATATAAAATCTTTTATTGCTAATCCAGAAGAAACTAAAACATTTCATACCTGTAAAAGATGTAGATTTGATATAATTTGCCCACATAAAACTAAAACTATGGAATTAATATTAAATAATGCTTCTGAACTTGAAATAAGAAACGCATTAGATGATTATAGAGATAGAAATAATAGATCACAATATGAAGCATTTTGTAAGATATGTCACGAAGAACTATTTAGTAATAATTTTGAAGAAATTCAAGGCGAAGGTTATCGTCTGTTATATCTTGAATTATTTAAATATTTATGGAGTCAAGCTCTTAATATATTTGTTACATTAAAGGTAACACCAAAGGTTAATATCTTTGATTTCTGCGGTATTATTGTATATGGAATATTACCCATTATTACTAAATCAAAAATACCCGCTGTTAATAATCAAATGATCTTTTATATAAAAACTAATGAACTTAGCTATGAATTTAAAGGTATTGTTATAATGTATGTTTATATGTACATACTTAATATGATAAAGAATAATATATCTAACCCAAAAGAATCATATGTTAATATAAAATTTGATGAAGACGTTACTGATAAAAGAAATATAAGTCAATACGCAGAGATAGTTAATAAACGATTAGATACTATACATAGATCTATATTTAATCAATTACAAGATATGAATAGAGGTGAATTACTTATATCTATCTTTTCAGAACTTGCTACAAGCAAATCTATATTTTATATGAAACGTGTTAATAGTTTGGAAATGTCGATATTTGATGAAATTATAAAAAATACATTCTTTGGATATTCGTTTTATATTGGAATTTTAACAGATTATATAAGTATATCAAATATTGATGATTTAGATATAGAAAATTATGAAAGTATTGTAGAAAAAATATTGGGTATGAAAATTAAATCAATAGCAAAAGGAACAGAGATAAATAACTATCAAAATCTATATCAACCTGATTATGAAAATCTTTCTGATATAAAATTATATGATGATATAATGAGTAAACCAAAGTTGACATTGAACGATTTGTCCAAAATTACTAAAGGAAGAATTTTAAAATGTTATCAATTTTATATGAAAAAATTTAAAGATCCATCTATAGATTTATTTAAATTATATGAAAATGAAGAAAAAATAGAACAAGTTGCTAAGATATATTATAAAATAGCAACAGTTACTTTGGATGCTACGAAAAAATATAAACCAAGAACTTATAGTACCGATACCAATATTACGTGTATTTACAATGAGAATGGAGAATTACATAAATGGGATATATTGATATATTCTGATGGTAGTAGTGTAAGAATAGGAACTGGAAATTTAAAAGAATATAAACAGATAGTAGATTATAAAGATAGTAGCACTGATATATTAAGATCTGATACTAATAAATTAAATGTAGACAAGACTATGAAAGCATATATTAAAAATAATCAAAAGAAAGTGTTCTTTAACTTCTTTTTAATCAAATGTCCGGAAGGAGATATTCATAATTTCTTGTCGGGTAGAAAATGTTCAAAATGTGGATTAATTGAAGGAGAAATAAATAACGAATATTATAAAAAATATTATGATACATTTTTAGAGGAAATTGAAAAATCCAAAGAAACTATTTCACCATTAAATGAAACAGAAATAAAGATAGATAATTTTATAACAAGAAAATGGACGAAAAATGAAAGATCAAAGATTGAACTCTCTAAGATTATAAATGTTCCTATTACAGTATTTGATTCAATTGGTGCTATGGAATATAGAACAGTAAATGAAGTAATGACTGGCGCTAAACGTCCAGATCTTCCGCAAACTCGTTATAATACACAGATTTTACTTATTCTATCACATTATTATAGTATAGTAGGATTTTATAATCACATAAAAACAAGTATAGATATTGATAAATTCTCGAACTATATCAAAAAATCTTCTACTTTGAATCTTAATAATATCGCTGATATAACAAAAACATTGCCTGATGATATTTACATACCATATAATGAAACTATAACTTCGGTTTTTAAAGATGATAGTATAGATTTTGAAGAAAAATATAAATGTGTGTTACAAATGATTTGTGATTTTGTATATGAAATTTATAATTTTAGCGTAGAGTCGAGAGATATAGCTAAATATATGATTCAAAGAATAATAGATGCGGAGTTATTGACTTGTAAAGGAGGAAGTTTCGATAGAACTGTTTTACGTTCAGCCACATCTGTATTTACAGATACTAAAGGTCGTGAAGATGGTGACTTTGAAGCATCTGTTGATGAGGCTAATTTTATGGAAGAAGGCAATTTACAGTACGAAGACGTTGATTTGATACATAACAGTTAAAATAATTCAATATATCTTTTTGTATTATATGATTTGGAGAAATTTTAGGTTTTTTTATAATAATGTTGTTATTATTACTACATTGTAAGCATGTTATATTTTTTTTATATAAAAAATAATCAATCAATTCTTTGTTATTATATTTAAAATATGGAATATCTTTATTACATTTTATACAAGTAATAAAATCTTCCGACATATATATATTATAATATGATTGAAAATAGTAGCAAAAGATTACTGATTTTGGTAATGATTGTTATGTTAATTTTAATAGTCGTACTTGCTCCATATAAGCCTACATGCTTTTCAGAATTTAAAGCTGGTTCGGAATTTGGACAAATACTATCTCAAGTGTAAATGTAACACAAAAAGAAACATCTCAAAGAGACGTCAAAATATAGACTAGAAGACCGGAGTAATCTATATTTTTTGAGTAAAATATATCTCCTACATTCATAAGTTCTAGTCTTCTTTATCCCCGAGAACTTTATAGAAGATATATACTGAATATATTTATATTTAAAAGAATTTTATTCCTGATTACCATCTTTAAATAAAACTAATTTTTCTTCTCCAATAGTCATTTTGTTTTTGTCTATTTCTATTTCTGCGTTACAAGTTTTCTTTATAAAATCTGCCCCTTCACCTATGAAATGGAGTTTATATTTGTTATTGCCGTTATTTTGTATCTTCACATTAAGTTGTCCTTGATTATCATTTCTAACAATATACCCTTTATTATATCCATTTTTTAATTGTTTTTTGTCGATATATAAAAAATTCTCGTTATCATCAGACCACATACCGACTATCGATTCCTTACGTATATTAACTAACATAGTTTTAGATTTATGGCACTTGTATAACGTATAGATAACAACAATAATAATGATTGATATAAATATATTTACTTGATCCATACTTTGTATATATAATGATATAACCTTTTAATTATTTTTGTCTTGTGGCAATAATACATTATAATAAATAATTGAATACATAAAAACGTATATATATATCGGTATGTCACTTTATAACAACCACGAACCTATTAGGACTTATCCCGATGTAACAAATATTAAAAATGATAAATTCGATAAGGAACATATGTTAGCGTATTTACATTGTATATTAGAATCACCTCGTCATCGAGTAAATACATCACCAGAATTAAATGCGTTTAACAAGTTCGCAATGACTGGTATTCGTATGATTATTCAAACAGGATTCGAAGTAGATAGAACTATAAATAATAATCGTAGTATTACTCCATTAGATAAACGAATTAAGACTTTTAGACTTAGAACTACTTTTACTAATGCAGATTTAGATACTCCTAAATCTATAGATAGATCAGGAAATCTTAGACCCCGAAACCCTGACGATGACCGTATAACGAATGATTCTTATTTTGCTGATTTACATCTAACTGCTAATATTTCTATTACCGCACATTATGAAGATGGTACAGAAGAGACAAAAGAGACTACTATTAATAGACTTAGTATATCTTCTATTCCTATTATGATTAGATCGTCTCATTGTAATACATATAAATTACCTACAGAATCATTGAGACGTATCAATGAAGATCCTACCGATACTGGAGGATATTTTATTGCTGCTGGTAAAGAGTACGTTATTAATGCGACAGAAAATTTAACTTTCAATACACCTTTAATCTTTAAGTCTACTTTAAAGACTCAGAAGGTGTATGCCACTATGCTTTCTCAAAGAGGAGGAATTTATGGTAATTCTACACAAATTACTATATATCTAAATGCGGATGATAGTATTGCTATAGAATTACAAACATATCAATTCGCTAAAGTAAAGATTCCTTTCTATGTTCTATACAGAATGTTTGGTGTAAGTAGCGACAAAGAAATAGCAAAAATGATAGTATATGAACAAGATCAAGGAACTTCTGAATCTAATAAAATGTTGAATTATGTCACAAAAGCATTTCTGGCAGAGTATAAAATAGATAAGAAGATTACTCAAATGAGTATGAATGCGAGTTTAGAAAATATATTTATAGCTATACAAAGCTTAGCAGATCCTAATGCATATAAAAAAGATAACGAAGCTATTAGATTTGTCATTAATGACATGAGAGAAAAGTTAGATTATAGTGTATTACCACATATCGGTACAAGAGCTGACTCTCGTGATAGTAAGTTATTACATATTGGTAGTCTTATTAGAGATTCTATTATGGTTGATATGGGATTGAGACAAGAAGATGATAGAGATCATTATGCTAACAAAAGGGGTCACGGTCCTGCTATATCTTTAGCAAAGACTACTAAAACTCTCATTAACAATAAATTGATCCAACCTATTCAACACGCTTTAATAGTAGAATGTGTATCTAAACCATTTGATACTATTAATATCGGAGACGTTGCTAACAGTATCAGATCCAGTGTTCAAGGTAATGATTTACAGAACGCTTTTATTAAATATATCAATGCCTCAGAAAGAGAAGGAACAAGAATAAAGGAAAAGATCAGAATGAGTGCACAAGCGTTAGAAAGAAAGAATAAACTGAACGTCTGTTTAGCTTTGAGACAGATCATATCAAGTCCTTCAAAAGTAGCAAAAACTACTAAGAGAGGTGATCGTATTCGATACTATCATACTTCAGCTGTTGAACTTATATGTCCTTGTCAAACACCTGAGACTGGTGATAAGGTAGGTACTGTAAAACAATTAGCTATTACAGCTTTTATTACAGATAGTGAAGGTGAGAATGTACTATTTAAGGAATTTGTTCTGAGAGATACTGCTATAACAAAAATTACAAAAATAGATCTATCTGATATCGCTAAACGATTCTTAGCAAAAGTATATGTTGATGGAGAATGGATAGGTGTATGTAAAGATCCTTATTTATTCGTTAAAAGATATAGACTTCTTCGTAGAGAAGGAGTTATTGATAAACATACAAGTATTGAATGGGATACTATTAAAAATGTTATAGCATTCTGGATGGATTTGGGTAGATTAATGAGACCTCTACTCATTGTTGATAATAATTTAGACGATTTTAATTCAGGAAAAGCTGATAAGTTTGTTCAAAATATATTACTTAGTCACGATGATATTGAAATGATCAGAAAAGGTAAGATGGTATTTCAAGATCTTATAAATATGGGTTATGTAGAATATATTTATCCAGGTGAAGAAGTATTATTATGTCCTTCAATCGAACATTTAAGAAGAGATCGTAATGACTTTACAAAACAATGGACTCATTGTTCTATAGAACAAGCTCTATTCGGTCTCGCTGCATTAGTAGGACCATTTTTAAATAGAAACCAATCTTTCCGTAACACTATGGTTACTATTCATTCAAAACAGGCTTGTGGGCAACCTATGACTAATGCTCATACTGCAACTCGGAGACAACAGAGATTCCATATGCATAGAGTACATTGTCCTTTGGTCAAAACATTAGTAAAAGAAGCTTTACCTCCAAATTCAACGAATGCTATGGTTTTATATGCTATCTTCTTAGGATACAATCAAGAAGATAGTTCTATGGTAAATAAAGGATCTGTTGAAAGAGGATATGCTAAAGGTGTATATTTTAAGATGGATTCTATAGAAATAGAAAAGAATCAAACTATTCGTATACCTAAAGAAAAGGAAACGTTGTATATGAAGAATTTATCATATGCCAAACTCGCAGAGAATGGTATTGTTCCAGTAGGAACTACAGTACAAAAAGGTGACATTCTTGTAGGACGAGTAGTCGAACTATCTACACCAATGGATGATGGCAAAAGATATATTGATAGAAGTGTTGCTTATGATAATGAAGAGCCTGGTAGAGTAGTAAGCATCATAAAGAAGTTAGAAGGTGAAGATAAATTTATTTCATGTACTTTTGAATATGATAGAGATATGAGTATAGGCGATAAACAATCTAGTCGTTCGGGCAATAAAAACATCATAGGTTGCTGGGTCCCTCAACAAGATTTGCCACATACCAGAGATGGACTTCGTCCAGATATTATCCTTAATCCGGCAAGTATTCCAACACGTATGACATTGGCTCAGTTATTTGAAACATCTATAAATAAACTGAATGCATCAAGAGGACAATTCACGGATGGAACTGTATATACTAAATTTGACATACATGAACTTGTTAAAGAATTAGAAAAAGAAGGGTTGGGAGTAAGAGAGCAAATGATTAATGGTATTACTGGAGAAATGTTTGATACTTTGCTGTTCTATGGACCACAAACTACATTCAGATTACCGAAATTTGTAAAAGAAGACAGACATGCAGTCGGTCGTAGTGGTCCTAAGAATTTAATTACTGGACAACCTCTTACTGGTAAAAGGCTCGGAGGTGGGCATAAGGTGGGAGAAATGGAACAATGGGTAATGTTAGCACAAGGAAGTATTTACACTTTGTTTGAAGAATTTTACTATGACAGCGACAAAAGAGAGATTTATGTATGTAGAGGATGTAATGACTTTGCTATATACAACAATAAGTTAGGAAAGTATAAATGTAAAACCTGTGGAGAACTGGCAGATATTGCTATGATAGATTCGAGTAAAACATCTTCGTGGTTCTTACAACAATTATGTATAGCTAACATAAAAATAAAATTAAAACCAGAAGAACGTATATTTGAAGAATATATGGATCCTAAAAAGAAATAAAAAAATATTAATATTTAATAATTCTTTTTATAGTAATATATAAAAATGTCATTACCGCCATTTAAATTAATAGATAATTTGAAAGATGTAGGTAACACAATACTAGACAACAATCAATCATACTCACATAGATTTTTATATGCTTCTCTAATTCTTTGTATAATAACTCTTATACTCATGATAGTATGGTCTATCTTTGGCATGACCTTATACATTGCTATGTGGACATCATATACAGCTAACTTATGCGCATTTATATCATTTGCATTTATGTTTTTTGGAAAAAGTCCTCTAAAAAAGTAGTAATGATTGTAATAATATAAAAATATTGTTTTTTTTTGTTAATTAACATAATTCTATTATATTGTTGAACTATTTGTATATATTAAAATGGCAGTAGCATTACCAACAGATAAAGACGTTCAAGATGAAAAAGAATTTAGAAAACATTTAGATGAAAAGAACAAAATTGATACAAAAATATTAAAGGTACAATGGCAACTGGAAGGTAATAATGTACTTAATTCTATTATGAGATTTGACGCAAATTTAATTATTAATGATTTTATATCTTCAGATGTGAAGGTAGAAGATCCTGATTTATTATTTTGTAAATGTATCTGGGCAAATTTACAATGGGATACACCTGCGTTAATTAAGCAAAATATGTTAAAAGATATAAACAAACATTTTAATCCAAATATTAAGGATCTACATATATTCGCAAAAGGTCATATGCATGAACCTGACAGTATGATTGTGATCGACGCAAAGACTGATAAGATTATTACTTGGATAAAGTTTCTTAGAGAGGAAATTACGGATAAACAATGGAAAGAATATTCAGAATCTATCGCTGGAAAAGAAGCTGTGGTGATAAAGTAATCAAATATATATCATTCACACTCCCATTTAACAACTAAATTATAACCAGCATCTCGTATCCATTTTTCTTTTTGTAAAGTTTTCGTATAACATTTAGGGCAACCATGCCAATAACATCCGTGGAACTCATATAGAAATCATACATAAAATTGAAGTTAAAGATAGTGTAAAAAGTGAAAAGATCATTCATAAATATTATGATAAATAAAGGAAAGTTGGAGAGTGGTTTGAATTAAAGGATATAGACGAATGTATTCATTATATGAATCATTTAAATTAAACAATAAATCAGCTTTCCTTCCATACATTCAAATCACTGAACATTTCACGGTGAATTCTAAATAAATCTTTCACTTCCTTATTTTTTTCGCTGTTATAGTCTTTACTCTTTTTTGCTAATTCTTTTTTTACTACATCAGACATATTGTTTAATCTAACTCCGTGATCGCTATCACCAAAACTTAAAAGAGCATTGATTATTCCTTGCAAAATAAATCCTGATATTCCGAGGCAAGGTTGCCACCCGAAGTGTCCGCGGCTACTACTTCTACTGTGATCATTCCTATGATATATTCCAATTGATACGCATACATTACCTCCTAATGAAATTAAACCATTTGGTGTTAGTGCTTCAAATTCAGGAGGATTGTCGGGAAAATCCTTAGGTAACTTTAGTTTAAAATAATATTCGCCGTCAATATATGGTTCGGGAAGGTTTTTTATCAAAACATACCAAACGAGCGGATTATCTAAATCTATACAGCATGTATAGTAATTATTGTTATCTTTTAATACTTTTTTGAACTGCCCATCAATCCTTCTGGCGAGCGATGTCATCTATATATAAGAATTTAATATACTCAATTGCCGATTTTTGATATGCTATCTGCGATAATGGTGGTTGAACTCATATATGTGTTATTTGTAAGTTCGTTTAATTTCTTTTTAAGTAATGTTCTTTGTTCTCCAATTTTTTCTATTAAATTTTTTACTTTGTCGTATTTTTTCTTTTCTAATTCTATACCCATTTCGATGTTAGTATTATCAATTTCTTCACAGATTTCGTTTAGATTATTAGATAGAGTACTGAATTCTTTTTTATATGAACCAAATCTATCTTCAATATCCTTTTTAGATATTTGTTTATCATTTTCCTTTTGGATAACTTGTTGTCTATTTTTTATATGTTCTTCAAGTCTTCTTTGATCCTCCTCATTTTTTTCTTCATCTTCTTTTAATTGTTCCGGAGTTACTGCGTCTCTGATATCAAACTCTTCGTCACTATTGTCCTGTGCCATAACTATATTATTAACTGATAATTCATAAACAAAAAAAGTATTTTTTATAACTAAAGTCAATTATATATTTATATTATTCAGTGATCACTTGCGACGAGAGCGACGGCTCTTACGCTTGCTCTTGCGAGACTTACGACGAGACCGCTTACGACTCTTCTTGGGGCAGTCGTCGTGTGACTTACGACGACGACGGCGCTTACCTCCTGAAACTGCTGAACGTCTAACTACTCCCGGCATTGTATATATATAGAATAAAAAAATAAAATTTTTAATTTTTATAAATATATTTTTTTTAATCTTCAGAACTAGATGATACTTCGCTATCTGAAGCAGTACCCTTTTCCTTATTAACTACTTTTTTAGGTGCTGGTTTAGCAGCAGCTTTTTTTGTAGATTTTTCTGATTTATCTTTTTTAGGTTTCGGTTTTGGCTTTTTTTTTTCTTCATCATCATCTTCATCTTCATCTTCATCTTCTTCTTTACCTTCTTTACTTTCTTTACTTTCTTTATTGTTTCCAATGATATTACCCAAACGTTCTAATATTTTATCTTCAACTTTATCTTCTGGTTCTGCTGAATCATCTTTCTTAGCTTTATCGTCGTCATATTTATCTAATATATTTCTGATAAACCTTTCTTGATCTTTGGATTGTTTTATTATACTCCAAGCAATAGCTGCCTTTAATCTTACAGTTTGTTCCATATTCTTACCTTTAGTAGATTTTTTGTGTGTAGATTCATACTCAGATATAGCATCCTTCATTCCTTCAAAAGGCCAAACAGCTTTATCGGTGCCTTCAAGAAGATGAATGAAGAAATTGCGTCCTTCATTTGTACCAGATACATATCCATTAAATCTATGATTAATACCAGGTTTCTTACTCCTTGCTTTATCATCGCCACCAGCAGATGCTTTAGAAGCAGTCTTTCTTGTACCCTTATCTTTATTTGTCATAGCAGCACCTGCCAGATTCTCTATCTTTACTTCTAAAGATTCATGATTATCACTAACAGTCTGTTTTAACTCACTAACAGTCTTAGTAAGAGTCTTTAATAAAGCGATGATATCATCTGTAGATCCCGACATCTTATATATTCTATAACCTATGTATTCAATTTTTTTATTATCATAGGTATCCTATTACAAGAGCATTTCTTTATGTACATAGTCTCATCCAAACTATTCTTTATATTAACTAACAACTTATTAGAAGCATAATCTATGGTGAGTTTTATCTTAGAGTAGCTATCTATTAAATTATGTATATCTTCTAACCATTTAATATTAATTGGCGATAAATCGCATACCAAAATAACATCCATATATATATATAAAGTGAAGTAAAATCAATAGATTGTATCTGAATTTATCTCAAATGTAAATATAAAATTATCAATAACTTCATTAGTTTTTCTTTCTAATTGATTATAAAAGTACTGTAAGTCATTAGTATCATTAAATTTTTTAATATATCTTTTTTTAATATCTATTTCTCTATCAATAGAATTTTGTATATGTTTATATATCGACTGTACAGTATCTATATCCACTTCTGACATAATAGAATTAATATAACGCCTTTTAAAGCTTGATAGTATATAATATAATTTATCTAAATCATTTTTTGAAATTCCTTTGAAATTCTCTCCTATAATGAATGTATTAGACATATATGGACGCATTGTTAATGGTTTTAAAAGTGTTATATTATCAAAATATCGTGATATAGTAGCTAATAACCATATTTTAAAAGAAATATGAATATCATTCATTTTTATGATTATAGAACCTCCCCTTTTTAACACAGATAATCCTATAATATATTGTACATAATCTTCTACTACATCTAAATATGTATTTGAAGCAGATTTAAGTATGCTAATATAGATATCATAATTATGAGTATTTTTTTCTCTTATAGTTTTAACTTTGTTTGAAATATTTAATACTAAACTTGGTGTAGAATTATCTGAAGATCTCGATAAATGTGATCTATATTCTATCCATTTATCAGAATGATATCTATACAAATCTTCATTTTTGTTTCCTGTATCTTGAATGATATTCCAAGTATATTTATTTATATTTTTACATTTCTTTATAAAAAAATCTAATGCTGATATAATTTCAGAAGAAGAATTCAAATTAAACAAAACCGATAAATTATTTAACTTAGTGAATATATGTTTAAATCTAAATAATATTTCATATAACTGTAGCCAATCATTTGTTGCGTTTTTAATCTTGTATTCAACTTCCAATTTATGTTTGAGTGAATCAAAAAATGATAGCTTTTGAATAAATCTCCTAAAATCTTTGTTCAAATCGTAATATGGTCGCCACTCTAATCGTGTTTGTTCGAGCTGTTCTTTTAATTCACTAATTTTATTTTTAAATGGTAATACTTTTGAAAGATTTTTATTACCAACGATAATGTTATTTTCGTGATAGATAGGATCTTCCATTTTTTATTAATGGATATATAATAAACTTCTTTATCTATAACATATTGTAATGTATAGAATGGATAAACAACCGATCGATCTTAGTAATGCGCCTGATGATAAGAAAGATATATTAATTCTTGGATTCACTATTGCTGTTCCTGTACTTAGAGAATTCTACAAAGAATTAATTGGTAAGTTGCCTAAAGACAAACAAAAAGAATTTAATAAAAAACTTGATGAAGTTATGCCTGATATAGAAAGAGGAGGATTTAAAGTTACACTTCTGGAAAAGGATTACAAATTAATATACAAAAAAATTGATGATTATAAAAAATATAATCTTGACAATGAATTGGCGAAAATAGATGGATTGTTTGATTTATGTCCAGCAGACAAGCAATTATTTTTAAGAGAGCTTGACATAATGTCAAGTGCTATACCATCAGTCAATAGCAAGTATTCGGAAAATAAAGTATTCCGTAAATTTATTAAAGGAATACTTGATGAGATAGATAATAATTATAATAAAGAAGAAGCTGAAAAACTCAAAGATATAGATTTAAGAATTAATGACTCGCATCGATTCTATCATATGAATGACGATGACGATGCGTTAGTGTATGGTATTTTCATTGAAACGTAGTAAAAAAAATAATTATATTTTTTATCTAAAATCCTAAATCGTCGTCAGAATCAGAATTAAATTCAAATTTTAGATCTAAATTATCGTTGTCATCGTCGTCGTCATCGTTTTGAGAACGGTTTACATTAATTGGATTACATTCTCCTTCATACTTTATTGGTTTCCAGTCTTTTGGTACTTTAAATCCTTTCCATATAATAATTGGTTGTTCTTCGTTTGCTAAAGATAAAGTTAGAGTATCTCTAACGATATGAAAGCCATGTTTATGTTCTAAGCAAATACTATCATCTTTATCAACTTTCACAGCTATGCCGTAGAAGTTGTCTAAAACTTTACTTATTCCATCTATACTCATATCAAATATTCTACGTTCTTTCGTACGTGGTTTTTTACCATCTTTTTTAAGTTTCATCCTCCGAATACCATGCATATCAATACACTTTCTAATAATTCTGATAGTATCGTGTGATGTCAATTTATTAATTATATTATTTACAGTTGTAAAATTAAAGTCTATAATATGATCAAAACCTAACATTTTTATTAAATCATAGCAACATTTATGTAAATTAGCTTTTAGATTTATATTTAGATCCGCTTGATTATTTTTAGCATAATAATGAGTTTTTATAGAATTTAGCTCACATACACGTATATCTTCTAATGCATGTTCAAATGTTTGCTTACTTTCCAATACTTCTTTTATATTTTTATATTTATTCTTAATTTTAGATGGATAATATGATTCTATATAATCAATATTATCTAATACATCTGAATTAAAACGTATAAATCTATTTTCATATAATACTTTTAACCCATATTTTTCTAATGAATACCACATATCTCTATTAACAGTTCCTTCTTGTGATTTTCTTAATAATATACTAAATTCTTCTTCCGATAACATTTTTGCTTCTGCTATATCATTATATCTTTCACGTTTTACTTCTTTTTGTGCTTCTCTAATTTCTATAGAATCTTCTCCTTTTATATCTTCATATACTTCTATATTAGCTCCTGTAATGTAAATACATCTCATCAAAATATATAAGAAGTTTTGTTTTGATTTGTTAGATGATATTTGATTATTTAACCATAAGTAGAAATATCCGTCTCTGTTAGGAATATATTTAAAATATTCATCATCGTCACTATCTGTATCATCTACATATGTCCCGTTAAATGGAGAAGAGAGTTGGTTTCTATTATTTACTAAATCATCAACAATACCATCAGCAGTAATAGATCCTTTGAAATAAGTATGTTCATAGCATATATGAACAAGTTTGTCACCAACATTTCTAACTCTTCCTATCATTTGCATACAAGATAATACGTTACATGACATATTAGAGAACAAGCAAAATACTTGATCAAAATGTACCTTTTCGTAAGAAATACCAGCTGTTATAGTAGGACTATACATAACAACATCATATTGACTCCAATTATAATTTACATCTTTTAATTCTTGTTTATCTAATTGCTTACTTAAAGCTGTATATGATTGTATATCCAAATCGGGAAATGCTTTAGCGATTACCTTTGAATAAGCATTTAATTTATCTCTGGTGTTAGATAGAATTACTATTTTTTTACCTGCTTCTAAAGCTTCTGTTATAAGTTTATAGAAATGATTAGTACAATATCCTATATTGTAAGTATATTGACCAGTATCACTTTTTACACCTTGATTTTTAAATGTATTTACTGAAAATTTAATATTAGTCTTATTTTCTCCTCTGTATCTGTTAGTGTTCTCAACTGTACGAGTATCTAAATACGCATCCATACAAATAACACGCTTTGCCTTTCTAATAATTCTCATAAAGTTAATAGTTATCAAAGATGTTTGTTTTACAGTAGAACTGGAAAACTGTTCATAGATAGATTCTGATTCATCTAAGATAACAGTATCATATGCGCTACGGATTCTGTGAAAACTTTCTATCTGAACCATAACAAATGGATGAGTATCTTTTGTTATATGTTGATCTTTTATAGTTTTATAATCTTCTAATTTTCTATTAAATATCTTATCTAAGCCAGTTCTTCTATCTCCTGTATTAAATTTTCCTAAGAATTCTTCAGTAAATGCTCTCCTAAAGGATACTATTAAAATAGATTTAATAGGATTTTCCTCTGTATTAATAGACTTTATATGAGCAATAAGTTGTTTTGATTTTCCCATTTTCATAGGAGCTTTTATGTACAAAGTATCATAATCTTTAGGAAAAGGTCTCATATGTTTAGCACAATATTCATCGTATATACAATTAGGCATAAATTTATATTCATGTAATGGTTCTAAATTTTCACCATCTAATGATACTATCTCATCTCTAATCTTATTTAGCTGTTTTACTCTATCGTATTTCGTATCTTCTATAAATCCAATTGTTAATACTTTATGTTTATCGTTATTTCTTCTACAATTCCAAAATAGATTATTACCATTGACATAAGCAAAAGCATTTTCTTGATCGTGCTTTTTCTTACATACTTTACAATAGGAAGGCATAATCCTTTTATAAGTCAACATATTATTTTTAGTACTTTCATACTTATAATCCTTTCCGATTTCTTCGTTAATGACTTCTTTACAATACTCAACTGTTTCTTTGGACAATACGTTACTAGGATCATTATGAGTGATTCCTATAGAAGATGTATCATACTTTTTACAATGTATTAACATATCGTCAGTACCATGTTGTATAAATCCATACGATAACCATGTATAAGAAGCTCTTTCGTTCATATTTTTCTTTGATAACTTCTTTATTCTACTAGGTTCTTTTCTTTTACAACATCCTAAAATCCTAAAGAATTGTCTATGTTTATATGTTTGAATATCAATTAGTTCTTCTAAATCAGAATCAAATCTTTTTAGACGTTTCGCTACTTTCATAGCAAAATATCTTGCTTCGTGGTAATTATGTACTTTAAATCTCGTAACGATGATATGAAATGAATATTTATCTTTGTTATGACACTCAGTTACTACCATAATTTGATCTTTGTCCAGTGTATATCCAGTATAATGTATTTTTAAACTATCTGAATACTGAGCTATAAATTCGTCATATATCAAGTCTTTTAAATATTGAATAATCGCATCATGATTAGATAGATGATGATACTTTTCTGGTAATTTACTAATATCATAGTCATCTATAAGAGTCTTTAAATGTCCTTTTGCATCTATATCAAATCTCAATCTCTGTGGTCTGTCTCCATAAATGACTTCATGAAAGGTTTTATCTTCAATATTTTTAAAAGATTCTATATAAGCAATAGTATCAGAATATGTAGCAAATACCTTAAACATCCCCTTCTTATCACCATTTGGCGATTCATCCCATATGGCAGGATATAGTGTCATATCATTACCAAGCTGAGATTCTATTGAGTCTTCTCCACTTCTTTGTAAAACAAGCTTATTAGAAAAGTTTATTGGTTTGATGGTGATATCCATGTTCTAAAGACATATATATATACTTTAAAAGAATTCAATTAAATTTTTTACTATCAAAATATCATATTTATAGAGGATTACACCTTATTTATGGGGTGTTTTCTTGTTGTTCTCGATCTTTTTTAACTCCTTCAATTCGCTCTTTAAAAGCGAAGGGGATAGTATTTTTTCATACTTTAAAGAGATAGGACCAGGAATAGGAGGTGTTATTTTTGTTAAATTAGTATGTATCTGTCTTATTTCATTTAATACTTTATTAAAATCATATTCCTTTTCTGCAGAATAAGCAAAAGCTAATTCTACTATTTCAACAATTTGACGATGCGCATCACGTGCCTGTTTATGATGTTCAGATTTCTGTTGCCATGCTAAAAAGTTAAACATTACATTCAACCCACCAATTAAAGCAAAAGAAGCTGTCGTAAATATTTTTTGTATATCCTCAGCATATCTTTGTAGTATTGGATCTACTACTGAACATAGAAGTGATAGTGTTAAAGCAAAAAGAGTACAGAATTGATTTCTACTTTCACAATATAAAGAACTTTTTGTATGTATTTCTGCTAGTAATGAAGATTCTTTTCTATATTTATTTAGTAATGCTTTTGGGTTTTTAAACTCTTCGCCAGAATCTGAAGTCTTTGTTGTTTTTTCTAATATTTCTGGAGTAAAAGCTTTAATTAATCCTATTCTTGTAGTAGGAGAATCTGTAAATCTAAGACGAGATGGTATTTTACTTATAGGAGTTAATTCTCCACCAAATGGAAAATGGTTTATTTTTTCACTATGATTAGAAATTGATCCATTATCTTCCATCGCCCCATCACTTCTTACTATACGAGGTAACTCTGGGAGTGGGGATAATATATTGTCTTTACCGTTACTCATTAATATATACTATGAATAATATTCACGTTATTTTTGATAAATTTGGATTTATAGGTGCGTATTTAGACGAGAAAGAGGCTATTAAATTTGTAAATGAATGGAAAAAACATGTAAATTTAATGATATTAGATTTTCCACTTAACAGTGAAGAACAAAAAGATGATATTTACTTTCTTCCATGGAAAGGAGTAGATACGTTTCCATTAGCATTAGTTACTAACGACAGAACTTTATTCTTAAAGACACAAAAAAAATTAGTAAGTATGGATTTAACATTTCCTGATGATATTGATTTTTTCACTAAGAAAATAGGTGTTGTTGATCCTATAGAATTTCAAAGACTTACAGATAAATCTGTACGTTATAAAGAAGATCTTTTAGATAAGATATTTACAAAGATATCTGAAGCAGAAGAAATAGATTTAAAACAACCATTTGATAAGATGTTATCAGGTATAATATCTGGACATGAATCTATTTTAGGAGACGATAATAATTATGTAACGACAGTAGATGATTAATACTTCTTATTTAATTCAGCACCTATATCATATATGGTTTTAAGAATTTCAATACCTTGTAAATATATATCCCATTCATTAAATCCGTATATCAATACAAGCAGATAATGACGACACCATCCTTCACAGAACTTAAGATTTGTTTGTATATCAGGAAAACAAGTTGATAATAATATCTTATCATCTTTCAATACTTCTTTAACTCTTTCCATATCTCTATGTTTAAATAGAGTAATAACTGCTTCACACGCTAATAATGATTGTTCGTGAATACAACTTAAACTGGATTCAATACGAGCGAGGTCTTCATCTTTATGATATAACATAATTAATGAAACTCCTAAAATACCAATACCGTGAGGAAATATTCCACTTAAATCCGCGTTACTGTTATATTTATCAAATCTTCTATTATATCCTATATGAGTACTATAACCACGATATAATAATGTATGATACTTATCTATAGTATTCTTTTTGGGAGCAGATTTCTCTAATCTTATATGTATTCCTATGAGTTTTTTTTTGTCAAAATCCTTACGATTTAGCTTTTTAATCATATCTGTATAGTCTGTCATATTATATTACAATTTTTAGGCTTAATGTTTTTTTATTAGTATATATAAATATGCCTGGTCGTGTTAATCGTGATGGAAATATGTCTGTCTCTAATGATGGCAGAATATCACAGGGATTAAAATATTCTGCAAATAAAGCAAAAAGTATAGCTGCAACTGTACGAGTATTAGATTGTCCGGATGTTCGTATTGAATCAGAAGATATGTCCGAAGGACAAGTTCTTTCTTGGGATAATTCTACACAAAAATTTACAAATACAACAATCCAAACTATTGCTCCTAATGCTATCACTGTTCCTGTTGTAAGAGAGATATTTGTAAAGAATGGAGGAGATAATGGACAAGCAGAAGCAAGATCTAGTGCAGATGCTGTGGCAGACTTTGATGTAGGTCTTAATTTAATGAGTGAATTCGCTAACTCATATGAACAACTTCAGTTATGGGTGAATGGAGATGTTAATTGGAATACTAACTTAGCTGGTAGGTTCAGAGAAGGTAGTTTGGTAGGAAATGCTGAACGAGGTATATCTATCAGAGGTTTGTCCTCTGCTACATCGCTTTTTCAATTAGCCGATGGTGCTTCACCAAGAAATGATATATTTTCTCAATTAACAAATGGTGGCGCTCTTAATGGAGTATTTTCAAACGATTCTAATTTGGCAGGCAATTTACGTAATGCTACATTTAAGCTCAATGCTTGGATTAGTAGTGCAGATATAGGTGGTTATTTCATTCGTAATGAATCAGGAGGAGGTACAACAGAGACTGTAACATTCCCTATAATGGTAGATGGAACTACTATTGATGGAATCACAGCAAATAGACGTATTTTCCTTGCCACAAGTAACAGTAATAATCCCGTTGTAGGACAGAATTACTCAAAAAGAGGATTCCCTTCAAAAATCACATGTAATAATAATGGTGATACAGCTAACGTAGGTTTTACTATGGATGGAAATGTACAACTTCAGGATGTACATATCGAATTACAGGATGGAGTAAAAACTCCTTTTAACATCAATGGAGAATTCCAGATTATGTATTGCTTATTCTCTAATACAACAGTTGATGGAGGAAGTGTTACAGCAACAACATTATCATTATCTTCTTCAGGTACAAGTAGAGATGCTCTTGCTTATGCTGGAGCAGTTCCAAGTGGTGGTAATTTAGTAGGAGCAGTTGAAGGACAGAGAGTTATAAAGGTCTCTAAGTCAGTATTCCAAGACTTAATTATCAAGGTTGATTCTCCTTGTGAATTCACTGACTGTGTATTCAATAGATGCCATATTGAGAATCCTCGTGGAGCAAAATTCACAAGTTGTACATTCTACAATAACAGAGGCATTGTTGTTGGAGATAGTACCAAGAGCGATTACCTCGGTAATAGTATGGTTGTTGATAAATCATACTTTATTTATGGAAAGAATATAGCACAGGTTGTAGCATCCAATAACGCTTTATTATCTGTAACAAACAGTATTTGGAGACCTAAACAAGTAGGAGGTGGAAATCAGTCCAATCCTATTATTACGTTAAATAGTGAGTCTCATTGTAATCTTGAAAAACTTATGTTCCCTACAACAAGCGGAATAGTAACAAGCGGAACAGCATTAAATGGTAGTGTATTAGAATCTAACAATTCTACTGTTGTTGCCACAGATCTAACATTATTTGGCGATTCTAATAGCGCATCTCTTTTATTAGCAAAAGAATCAAATGTTGTATTAAAGATGAATGCTGGTCAAACATTCTGGAATGGTTGTGATAATACAGCGCCTCTTATTACCGCATTTACTTCAAATGTATTATTTAATGGATTCAATCCCGTCTTTACAGGAACTTTCAGTGTTGCTACAGCAACATTGGGTCTTCTCAACTTACACAATTGTGATGTTGTTACTGATAATGTATTTGGAGTGAGTATGAATGCAAGTGATACTACATTGAATATCTTATACTTAGAAAATAGTAATCTTTCTAATAGCAATAATGGTGATTCTACTACACAATTTAATTTAATAGCAAATGTTGCTAAGAATACTATGCACTTGATCAATTCTAATGTAAAGCTTAAAACAGGAGCTATTGCAAATGACCAATCAACGTGGGTTGGAGTAGCTATATTAGAAAATAATTCAAGTCTTAATGTCTTAGCGCATTCTGCAGGATCTTGGTCTGCTGGAGACAATCTCAATTGGTCAGCAGACAACGCTTCACACTCATATATATTAACAGTATCAGGTAATTCATCTGTATCATTAAGTAACATGAACTTAGATCCTATAACAGTGAGCGGAGCGAATAAAACTAAGTCAGTCAGTCTTGATCGAGGAAGTTCGTTCAAAGGATATCATACAAAGATTGATGTATTAGGTCAAACAGGAGAATCTGCTTTGAGCATCACAAATGACTCACACGCGCATTTTACTGATTCAACCTTCAGGACAAGAGTTTCGAACGGCAATCCTGCCGTATTAGTCGATATGGGCAGTTCATTGAAATTTATCAATATAGATACACCTCAGGTATCTCGTGCTTTAGAATGTGGGCATACAGACATCGACGGAGTTTCTAACGCGATCACAGTAAGCAACGGCTCTCTTCTCCATTTATCTGCTATGTCTGTTACAACGACAGGATCAAAAGGTATCGTATTGAGTGATATGTCTAGTCTTGTCTGTAAGGGAAATGCAAGTACGATTGTGGATATCGATGTAACAGAGTCAAGTGCAGCGACGGATGCATGTGTGGAAGCAGACAACTTATGCGACGTATTGTGTGAGCGCGTTCAAGCAAAGGGTAAGAGTATCACAACACCAAGCTTTTTAATTATGAAAGGTAACTGTAGGGGGGTTTTAAAGGATATTACCAAAGATGGAAATATTGGAGACGAATCCATTCATTTATATAACGGAAGCAAACTCCACATGTCCGGAACTAACAGCGTCGCAGTTCAATTGAAATTAGGCAATACAGGAAGTAATACTTTTAACTACTCTGCGTTAACTTCTACTCCATTCCAGTTGCCAGGATTGGCGTTCATTTCCGATGGAAACGGGCATACTCGTCGTGACACAGAAGGTGTATTGGTCACGCATCCGGCAGCCTAGAATAGCATAAGCACTTAATATTAACCATATAAAAAATAATTGAATATATCTTTTTTTGTAATATAATATTATGGCTGAGATTTGGAAAAAGATTGAAGGCTTTAATAATTATATGGTAAGTAATACACAGAAAATTAGAAATATTAAAACTGGTACAATTATAGATACTACTGACTTTAAAGAAAATTCTGCTGGACATATAATGGTAAGTTTAACAGATGATAAAGAAAAGAAAAAAAATGTAACATTTAGTAATATGGTAGCAAGTGTATTTGTAGATAATCCTGAAAATAAGACTATGGTATGGCATAAAGATAGAGATAAAACAAATAATGTACCAGAAAACTTAATGTATGTTAATTGGGATGATATGGCAAAATTGAAAACACCGGCTAAAACACATAATCAACATCCTATAATTAGATTGATTTCAGAAACAGAAAAAGAACAAATATTTGAATCTTCTTATGCTGCCGCTGAATGGGTAAGAGAACAAGGATTAAGTAATAGTGATCAAATTGCTGGTCGTATTACAAATATCTGTAATACAAACGAAAGTATATATGGCAGTATGTGGGAATATTATATAGAAGAAATTAATGATGAGGAATGGGAGAAACATCCTACTTTAGATATTGAGTGTTCCAATAGAGATAGAGTTAAGAATCATTATAAATTGTTGTTAGGAGGTAAAACAATCAAAATGGGTAATATAAAATATCAAAAATCAAGATTAATATATGAAGCATTTAATGGATTAATTGATAATGATGATGTTATAGATCATAAGGATAGAAATAGATCAAATAATAACTTAGATAATCTGGAAAGAGTTACACAGGCAGAAAACATAGAAAGAACAAATGGTAAAGAAGTATATCAATTTAGCAAAGATAGAGTAACTTTTATAAAAGAATTTAGGTCTACAAGAGAAGCTGAAAGGGAATTGAATATATGTCATATAAGTTCTTGTGCGAAAGGTGATAATGAATCTGCTGGAAATTACTACTTTAGTTACAAACATAATCTTCCAAAAGAGATTATAGAAGCAGGTAAAAAATATAGAAAAATATATCAGTATGATAAAAATAAGAAAAAATTAGAAGGTAAATATGAAGATGCTTTTGCTGTAGCAAAAGCAATAGGAAAACCTGTTACCAATATTAGAAAATGTGCGGATGGAGAAGCACGATCTGCCTTTGGTTACTATTGGAGTTGGGAAATATTAAAAGTGTATAAACACTTTGAAAATCGAGAAACGATTCAATCTTA